ATGGTTAAACGAATTGTATTACACTGGAGCGCCGGAAGGTATTACCCTACGGAATTTGAAAAAAATCATTATCATTATCTAATTGATGCAGAAGGAAAAGTGTATCAAGGTTTTTATAAACCTGAAGATAATGACAATTGTAATGATGGAAGATATGCAGCTCATACCGGAGGAGGTAACACCGGTTCTATAGGAGTCTGCATGTGTGGAATGTATGGTTATAAATCAAAAACATATTGTGGAGAATTTCCTATAAAAGCGGTTCAATTTGAGGCGTGTATGAAATTTGTAGCTGAACTTTGTGAAAAATACGGATTAGAAATAAATAAAAATACAGTCTTTACGCATTATGAATTCGGACAAAATAATCCGAATACTACAAGCTACGGAAAAATAGATATTACTTATATCCCTTCTTATCCTTGGGTAACCAAAAAAGAAGCTGGAGATTTTATTCGTTCAAAAGTTCGTTGGTACAAAGAGAAATATATAAGAGGTTAATTTATGGATGTTAATTATTTTGATTTATCCGGTGGAATCAATCAAGCTTCCACCAAAACGGAGCTGGGTTTAAATCCTAAAAAGATTTATTGGACAGATTCTGAAAATATTGAAATTTACAATAATAAAGGTATCAAAAAGCAAAAAGGAAATACTTTGTTTTTGGAACTGCCTGAAGCTGAAATGGTAACAGGTTTGTGCGAAATGGAGTCTGATGGTGATTTCAAACTCATAATTACAACAATTTCAGGTAAAATTTACGTATATAACGAAAAAAATGATTCTTTGACAACTTTAGAAAAAACACTTACAGGAAAAAAGGTGCTTTTTGCTAAGTTTCTCAGAGGTGTTGTTGTTGCAACAGAATCTGATGAAATGTTTTATATAAAAGATAATAGTAGTTTTGAGGTTGTTGATTGTAAGTTTAAAGATAAAGGCGGTAATGTTTGTTATCCGGATTGTATTACTGTTTATAAAGGCAGGGTATGGTGTTGTAAAGATTCTACAATATATTATTCGGCGCTTGGAACTTACGATGATTATAAGACAGAAGAAGATGCTGGTTATATCAGTGATTTCCATACCGATACTGATGATATTGTGACAATAAATACTTACAAGGATTATCTTGCAATATATAAACGGGAAAAAGTTTTTCTGTTGTCCGGTTCTAACCCTAATAATTTTGTAATAACTCCTTTTGCTGATAAAGGAGCATATTCAAAGGATACTATCGTAAATGTAGATAATAAACAGTTTTTCTTGAGTAATGGAATTTATTCACTGGAACAAGTCGGTGAACTTAATCAAATCAGACTTGGTTCAGAAATTTCCCAAAACATAAAAGAGGAATTTAATAAATTTGATAATGCAAGAATCAATGAAGCTTTTGTTGTACATTACAAAAATTTCCATCAAGTTTGGTATTTCTTCCCGTATTTGGATGACGATTATTATCATACCGTTTGGATAAATGATTATGTTAATTATGCTTGGTATAAACGCGTAATTCCACAAAATATAACAACTGCTTGTATATATAAATTGAATGTTTTAAGTGCGGATGATTCCGGAAAAATTTATATAGAAGACTATGGAACAACATTTGATGGAAAAGCGATAAAATTCATGTGGAAATCACCTTTTTTATCGCTTGGTAATGTTTTGCATAGAAAACTCATAGATGAGTTCTATTTTGTATTAGATGATATACACGATAATAAATTCAAGTTTTCTATATACAAAGACTATGACAGTGAGTATAAAGATGATATAGAACTCATATACTGTAAGCATTTTAATCATTTTATGTGGTCCGGAGATGACACTCCTGATGAAAAAGAATATTGCTGGAATGATGAAGAATCGGAAACTCCGGTTTGGCCTGTTACAACAAATGCAATGGAGAAAGCTGAAATATGCGGCAGTAATTATTCTGTTCAGCTTTGCATTGAAGGTGATGATATCGCTGATAACTGTGCTATTATCGGGCTTCAATTTAGAGAAATTTATAACGATGACTAATAAAAATACCAACCACTCATTATATAGTTAATAGTTTTGAAAAAACGAAAGGAAAAAGAAATGACAGACTTAACAAAATCTACTTATTCGGCTTTTATTCCACAAGTGTGGAGCCAAAAGTTGAACCAGATGTTAGACAAAAACTGTGTAATGCTGCAATGTGTTAACAGAAATTGGGAAGGTGAAATTAAAAATCAAGGTGATACTGTAAAAATTATTACACCTGCTGATGTTACTGTTTCTACTTTGACATCTGATAATATTGAATATTCTGCATTAACCCCTACATCACAAGATCTTGTAATTGATCAGAAAAAATTCTTTGCTTTTAAAATTGATGATGTTGCTCAAGTTCAAGCAAATTCAGATATTATGGAAGCCCATCTTACAAATGCAAAAAAAGCAATTGAAGAAGTTCAAGATGCTTACTTATTATCTCTTCATACAGATGTAACCGAAGCTAATACTGTAGGTTCAGAAGAATCTCCGATTACATTAAACAAAAATACAATTTATGAACAATTTGTGAAATTATCTTTGGCATTAAAAAATTCAGATGCAGTTTACTCAGGTGTAAAACCTTGGGTAGTTATTAACCCTAATATTGAAGCTTATTTACTACAATCTCCTGAATTTATTTCAGCATATAAAGTTGGTGATCAAACCTTAAGAGAAGGTTCAATTGGTAGAATTGCAGGCATGGATGTTTTAGTAAGTACAAACTTAACAGATGTTGATGATAAGTACTACGTTTTAGCAGGTACAAATGATGCTATTACATTTGCATCACAATTGGCAAAAATTGAAAGCTTAAGAGATAAAGACAGCTTCTCAGATTTAGTCAGAGGTTTGTATTTATATGGTGCTAAAACTGTTCAACCTAAAGCTTTAGCAAAAATGATTGTATCAGCAACTGATGAAACAGTTGTTCCGCCTTTAGATGACTCGAAAGAACCTCCTGTTGATGGTGGTGAAGCCGAAAATGGCGGTACAGAAGGCGAAACCGGTGGAGAAACCGGCGGCAAAGAAACCGTTTAAATTTGACTAGTGTATCCCGAATCTTTAGATTCGGGGTGCACTTAACCCAAAGGGAGAATAGGGATGTTTAAAAATCTTAAATTGAAAATAAAAGAATTAGCAAGAAAAGCAGTTTTTATTGCAGAATCACAGCTTGGCTCAGGTAAAGGGCAGGAAAAGAAGAAATTGGCTATTGATTATATTGTAAGAAATCTTCCATTACCAATTTTTGTGAAGACTATAATTTCCGTACTTTTATCAAGCTTCATTGATGATGTAATAGAAATCTCAGTATCTTACATGAAATCATTACCAGCAAAAGAAGGAGAATAATCTTATGCAAAATCAAATTGGCGGTGCTATTCCGCAAAATTTACAAAATGGTATTTCATCACCTGCCGTAAGTCCGCAGGCAAACCCTAATATGGGATATAATGATATTTTTTATCAAATGGAACAATCAATTGGTGCAGAAGTTAGTCAAGTGAAAAATTTAGTACAACAAGGCTTAATCACACAACAGCAAGGACATAATCTGTTGACACAGCTAGTCGGTAAAGCTCAAAAACTGAACATGTATAAAAATTCACAACAAATTAATGCTAACCCTGCAGGAATTGTTAATAATCCAGCTCAAGCTATGCCACAAGCTCTGAATCCTATGGATTTATTTAATCAAGAACGTCCGGGATTTTTCGATGCTGAGGGCAGAGGTGATGTATTAAATTACATCAAAGGGTTTGATATGGACAAAGATGAAATACTTCGAATTGCTCAACTTGTTGAAGGTCTGGAAAATTCAGCAGTTGATAAATATTTGAAAAAATCCGCTTACGAGAAATCATTAAATGACGAAAACGCACTGGCAAAAAGTAAATTAACGGCATATGCTCAAAATGCACCTGGAGACCAGAATTTTAACAGGATTTTTACTCGTGAGGAAATCGGCAGAATGAGTGGAGAAGAATTTACTAAAAATGAAAAAATGATTATGAATCAATTAAAAAATGGCTTAATCAAATAAAATTGTAATTCTTCCATTGGTATTATCCGAGCGGGATAATTTTATTCCGTTCGGATTTTTAAAAAGGAGATAAAATGAATTTTTTAGAACTTATTAATAAATGTTTGCTTGAACTAAATTATAGGCAGGTTAACGCATTTTCTGAGCTTATTAAAAATGATCATAAACGTATAAAAACGATTATGAATCTTATTAACAAAGAAATCTGCAGTGTTGAAGGATGGAATTTCCTTTTAAAAAGAGAAACTTTGACGCTCAAAGCAGGTGAAACCGAAGTTGATAACACTGTTAACGGTAGAATTTTATATTTATTTATTGACGGAAATAAGTATAATTTTGTTGATGATGTGGAATCATTTATAGCAGGAAATGCAAAATCCGGTACATATTCAAGTTTTTCGGATAAGTTGATTTTTCCAAAATTTGATAAAGACAAGAAAATCGACATAATTTATTACACAAAAAATTGCGTAATAGATATTGATGGTTTAGAAAAAATTGATTTAATTAATGAGAAAGATAAATCAGTTATACCGATGCCGTTTGTCGAACAATTATTAGTTTACGGTACCTGTTTGAGATTGAAGGCAAATCCGCAATATTACAAATTTTCCTATTGGATGAGCATGTATAAAGAAGCGCTTGCAAATTTAAAATCCAAGACTTCTGCATCATATTTAAATGCTCCGGTAGTAAAGCTTTTCAGGAATTAAGGGCAAAAAAAACAGGAAGTCCTTTTCATTCCCCCCTGTTAAGATTTACACTAGCCGAAATATAAATAGCATGTTCATTATACAAACTATTAAAGAAAAATACAAATTATAATAAGAAATGTAACAAGATGAAACAACTAACACAGCAGCAAAAAAAGTTCGTAATCGAATATATAAAAGCACTTGACGGTGAATTGGCGGTTAAAAAAGCCGGATACAAGTGTAAAGACTTAAAAAGTTTTGCACAAAGCCTGCTTGCAAAAGATTATATAATCCGTGAAATTAAAGATCAATTAAAACTTCAGATTGAATCATTAAGCGTACAAAAAGGTTATGTAATTCAAAAACTTTTGCAAATAGCTGAGTTCTCCTTAGAACAGGAAGATATTTTAGATAAAGACGGAAATCCGACCGGAAAGAAAAAATTACGTGATTCTTCAGCCGGGTTAAAGGCTCTGGAAGGGCTTTGTAAGTATCTGGGATTTAGTACCGTGCAGAGTGATGATGAATACCGTGAGGCAAAAATTATTACGATTGCGAATCTTGATGATGAAAAAATTTAATTATGAAAGGTATATTCTATGAAAGAGAATAAAGATATCGAAAAAATATTATTAAATGATTCTGCTTATGAAAAAATGGTTAAATCCAAAATTGAGCGAGAATTTAAACAAGAACTTGCATTCGCAAAAAATACGCGAAATAAAGTTATAACAGATATAAAAAAAGTTCCGAAAGAAAAGCTTTTTACAAAATCTGCAACATATGAAGTTATTAATAAAAACAGTAAAACAAAATCTTTTATAAATGGAGTTCAGGCAGAAGGTTACTTAGGTGCCAAAAATTCTGATCGAATAAAACTTTTAGAAGGAAAAACGGATTCTTTCATATGTGGCAGTAATTTTGTAAAGTTTGTAAAAGTTAAAATATAATTATTATGTGTAAATTTCTTAAAGTAGACAATGCTCATACCCTCCTTTCTTTTTTGCACTATATTCCTTCAGTTGAAAAATGTTACCGTAAATTTTCTAAATATTTTCAGGATGACTTTATTAGAGATAATAGTTTAGATATTTTAAGTAGTTATCCAAATTTTTGGATTATTCTGGATTATTCGGACAATTTTATGGGGTTTGTGTTTCTGGATAATTTTGTAGGAAACGATGAAAAATTATTCAGTGCAGAGCTTACAACGTGTTTTGACAGAAAGGCTTGGGGTAGTTATACCCGGTATAGTGCAAAAATTTTTTTAAAAAAATGTTTTGATGAATTTGGCTTATTTAAAATAAAGGCTCAGATTTATCCTGATAATTTTCGTATCAGAAATCTTTTAAAGGATTGCGGCTTTGAGTATGAATCGACTTTGAAAAATGAAACACTAAGAAACGGAAAACCACAGGATATTGAGGTTTATTCGTTATACAGAAACTATTATTACAAAACTGCGAGGTAAATATGGAAAATACTAAAAAAGATAAAAAATCATTAGATTATATTGAAGAACAGTATCTTTTGGGAAATATAATCGAAAAATATGATTATTACGAGGATTCTAGGACTGCTCAACTGGCTGATAACAGGCTTGTTCGGCATGCTATATATGATGCTTCTATCCCAAAAGTAAATGCATGGGATTGTACGGTTCAATTACCGGATATTTATGAATTAGCTCAAACTTTAAAATCACACATTACTCAGAATTTATATTCACATCCTGACAGTATGTTTGATGTAGAAGGAACGGATTACGAAACACAAAAATTTGCAAATATGCAAAAAGCAATGCTCGTAAATACATTTGAAGCAATGAAGCTTGAAGATGAAATGGAAAAAATTGTGGATTCTGTTGTTGAAACAGGTGAAGTAACACTTTTTGTGGGCTGGGAAACCAAAACCAGAAAAACAAGACGTGCAATTTCTATGCGCGAGCAGCTTGAACGTAATACTGATAAAAATTTTGTAATTGAAGATAAAGTTGTTTACGACAATGCAAAAGTTAAATTTATCAGTTATGAGGATTTTGTTTTTGACAGAACAGAAAGTGATAATTGGGATTCCTGTGCAAAAATTTACAGGACTTATCAAACTTTAGACGAAATTAAGTCTAACAAGTCAAATAATTTATTGAATGTAGAAAAACTGGAAATATTGAAAGGAGTGGTGGCGAAAAAATCACGAAAAAGTAATAATAAATTAACGACTTATGAAAGAAAAATTGAAGTGTTGGAATATTGGGGTGATATTGAACTTCAAAATGGTGAAGTTTTAAAAAATAAATTAATTGTCATAGCCGGAAGAAGTGTTCTTATAAGGTTTGAAGATAATCCGTTTATTATTAATCCGTTTATTCATGCAAATATTATTGAAAATCCTGCAACAGGACGCGGAATTTCACCGTTAAGAGTTGCATTAATTTTGAATAATATATCATCAACAATTTTGAACAAACAGCTTGATGCTCTTGCTTTGATGATGAATCCTCCATATCTTGCACCAAAAGGCTGCTTTAAAGGCGAACAGGATATTCATCCGGGTAAAATTGTAGAGTATGATGCTACTTTAATGACATCTCCGCCAACTCCAATTTCATTTGATAAAGCTATGCAAGGATGGGAATTCTTGAATTACTTTAAATCTACAATTGAAAGTGCGACAGGTATTTTCAAAAATATGGCAGGGAATCTTCAAGCAGCTCAAAGAACTGCAACTGAACTTAATTATTCAGTTGATGGTCAGGAAGCAAGGTTAAATATGATTCTTGAATCAATAAACAGAAAAGTAATTGTTCCGATGGTTGAAAAAACTGCAGAAATTATTTCAAATTTCAAATTGGGTAAAGAATCTGTTCTTGCAAATGATAGAGGCAAAATTTTCCTTGTCGAAATTGATGATAATGTTCGAAAATCTAATTATGTATATCGTTACGGAGACAGGAAAGCAACATTTGAACGTAAAGCCAGATTAAAAGAACTCTTCGAAGTTGTTCAATCATTCTTGAAAATTGATACTGTCGCACAGCGTATTGATTGGTTAGAATGTTTCAAATTTGCAATGGAACAGTATGGTATTGAAAACGCGAATAATTTTTTAACAGAAGAAAACGAACAAAATAACCCCCCACAGGAGCAAGCAGTAGTTCCAAATATTCCACAGATAAATATGCAATAGGCTGCTGCGAGTAATATAAACTTAATAGAATCTTTGAGGTATCAATATGAAATATAAATTATTAGATGCACAGAGAAGATTTTTAGAAATTCCACATGAATTTTCCCTGGACGTTGCTGTATACCAGGGCGGCTATGGCTCCGGCAAAACTTTTGCCGGAGCCTTGCTGGGGATTTTGCTTGCCGTAAAGTTCCCCGGAATTACAGGTCTTGTCGGTGCTCAAACTTACACGCTTGTGCGTGATACAACATTGAAAACTTATTTTGAACATCTTGATAATATAGGTTTTGTAGATAAAGTCGATTATAAATGGGTAAGTGCCGAGCAAAAATTGGTTTTTCATAACGGCTCTCAAATCCTTTTTAGACATTTTGATGAACCAAATAAGCTTAAATCTTTGAACCTTGGTTTTGTTGAAATCGAAGAAATGTCAGATGTTCCGTATGACACTTTTAAAATGCTTTTAGCCCGAATGCGGCAAAGAAAACATCCGAAGTGGCATAATTTCACTTACCGTATATTTGGACACACTAACCCAGAGGTTCAAAAAGGCTGGATTTATAAAACTTTTTACGATAATCCGCCGCCAAATTACAGGCTTATATGTGCTCCAACTACTCAAAATACATATCTTCCGGAAGGCTTTTGTGATGAGCTTAAAAAACTTTATGACAAAAGTTATTATGAGATTTTTGTTATGGGGAAAGCCGGAGATTACAGTACAAACCTTGTTGTGAAAGATTTTACTGATGAAAATGTCAGGGAAATCCAATATCAAAAGGATTTAGATATTCATATAAGCTGTGACTTTAACGTTGATCCTATGGCGTGGGTTCTTGCTCATAAAACAGAAGACAAGGTTTTTTATTTCGATGAACTTGTATTGGAAAACACTACAACTTCAAAAACCTGTGATGAGTTTTATGCAAGATATCCCGAACATAGAGGAAAAATTATCATAAATGGTGATGCGTCAGGTGATAACAGAAGTTGTACAAGTGAATACACAAATTACGTTATTATCAAAAAGAAGCTGGAATCTTTTGGTTACGATGTGGATATAAAAATAAAAAGTTTTAATCCGCCGATAAAAAACAGGATAGCAGCCTTTAATGCAAAAGTTAAAAATGCAGACGGCAATGTCAGTTTATATATTTCTCCGAAATGTGAAAAACTTTTGTATAACATTTATAATCTGCGCTATCAAGAAGGTTCGTCAAAAATTGATGTACCGACTTATACCCAGATTAAGCAGACAAAAGAGTTGAAATTTTTATCTCATCCCTTTGATGCTGCATCATATCTTGTTGATTTTTACTGGCCGATTGTACTTTAGAAAAATGAAAGGAAAAGTTTATGGATAATTTAGTAACGTATGCTCCGATAATAGTTGTTGTTTTGGCGTTTTTAATTCAGGAAAGAATTTTTGTAACCCCTGAACAGCTAGAGCGTAAACACCGTGAAATTATAAAAGATGTTGAAAAGCGATTTGCAACTATAGACAGCTGCGAAGATTTAAAAGGGCAAATAACAGAGATGAAAGACAAAATAGATAAAATCTATGATTGTCTGATATTACAATAACACTTTTGCGGAAGCGGGAAACCGCTTCCGCATCAAAAACCGAAAGGAGAAACTTATGAAACCGAAATAAAAATAGCTACTTGACTATCTTGACGAAAAGTTAAAATTATTAGAAACTAAAAATAGTATGGAAAATTTTAAATTAGTAATAGGTTTATTATTATTTTCAATAGTTTGTGCAATGTTCCTGTCTTTGGGTTATAAAATACCTGAATCAGAAATAAGATATAAAATATCTGATTTTGAAAAAGAAAAAATTCCAATGAAAGATTTATACATAAAAAATAATATGGAATTTGAAAATTATAATTCGGAAATAATGTTAGAAAAATGTACAGGCACAAATACTGTTTTAAAAACTTATGATATTTTGAATTATTCAGAACCTAAAGCAAGTAAAATAATGGAAGATTTTGTATACAAAGACTTAGAAAAAAATATCGATGATGAAAAAGAGTTGAACAGATTACAAAATCTTATAAAAGAATTTTCTGTTAATGCGTTTGAATATGATTTAAATGATGATGGTATAAATGAAATAATAGGACTACCTCCTGGAATAATTTATTATTTTGGACCTTTGGGCGGCGAAATTATTATTTTGCAAAAAAAGAATAATGAATATAAAAAAATAGAAAATCACTTGATATATACATTTGAAGACAAGATAGTCATTTTAAAAGAAAAAACAAACGGATATCATCATATGCAATTTAGGAGAAAAGGACAATCCGAGCCAAAACATTTAATAAAATATGATAAAAGACAAAAAAGTTTTAAATTTTATTTTTATGAATGTCTTGATAAATAGTTTTGTAAATATTTTTACTTTATATGTGATGAATCCTAAAAAATAAGTAATGAATAATTACTTATTAATGTGACATGAAAATTATTATAAAGGAGAAAAATAATGAAAACATACGAAGAATTTTTGAAAGCACTTTGTCAAAGAGAAGCAAGTGGTAATTATAAAGCCGCAAATCCTCTGGGATATAAAGGATGTTATCAGATGGGTGTACCAGCTTTGGCTGATATAGGTTATTATAAGGCGAATTCTGGTAGTAATATATATAATAACAACTGGAATCAAGGTCATTTTACAGAAAAGAGTGGAATTAAAAACATAAACGAGTTTTTAAATAATCCTAAAATACAAGATAATGCTATTGGTGAATATAAAAAACGACAATGGAATTATATGAAAGATGTACAGAAGTATGCAGGTAAATCTATAGGGGGAATTGATATTACAGAATCTGGGATGTTAGGTGCAGCTCAAATGGGACATGATAAAGTTATTAAATATTTAAAAAGTGATGGTAAAAAGTTAGAAAAAGATGGGAATGGTGTTCCGGTAACAGAATATTTAGAATTATTTAAAGATTATGATGTTTCTACAATTACCCATCCTAATCCCCAATCAACACCAAAACCAAATATACATCAGCAATATATGAATAAAGAAGTAAATCAAAATTCAAATTTTAATGTCTTAAATAATTTATTAAATCCTGCATCGAAACTAAAACAAAATTCTATTATACACCCGCAGCACCAATAACGCAATCTTCAGCGCAGCAAGCAACATTTACTCCTGAACAAATAGGAAAAATGAGTCGAGAAGAGTTTGATAAAAACGAATCTTCTATAATGCACCAATTACAAAATGGCGGCTTTAATCAATCTGCATCAAGAGATTTTGGCGGTTATCAGAATTCACACTCCGGAGATAACCGAATTTATACCGCAGAAGATATCGGAGCTTTTTCGAGTGCAGAGTTTAGTCATCATGAACCTGCAATCAATGCTCAGATGAACAGTATAGGAATTCCGACCAATAATGATATGCAAAATTCCGGTGGAACAGTGTATGTTGCACCATATACCAGAAGTGACGGAGTTGAGGTTCGCGGTCATTATCGCTCAAGGTAAAATTTTATGGCAGAGGTATTTACCTCTGCTGTTTTTTATTCTGTCCTGCTTGCTTTTTTTTTGTCATGATATTATAATTGAGTTTGTAAAAAGAGGATAATAAAAGGATGAGTGAGTCGAGTCTGGGAATAATTATTTCCAATTGGTTGATAGTTTTTGTACTGTTACTTGTTAACGGTTTTTTTGTAGCCGCAGAATTTGCTATTGTTAGAGCTAGAAGAACTAAAATTGAACAACTTACTAAAGATGGTAATGTCGATGCAAAACTTGCTCTTAAAGCTCTTGAAGATATGAATTTCTTTATTGCAGCTGTTCAGTTAGGTATTACGATTGCAAGTATCGGTATTGGTTGGTTTGGTTCTCCGACTATTGAGATGATGTTAAAACCGTTACTTGATGAATTCCCGTCTGCTCATGTTTACCTTGCTCCTTTGACTGCAGTTATTGCATTTTTAACAGTAACTTTATTACATGTTGTCTTGGGTGAACAAGTTCCAAAGTGTATTGCTCTTCAATATCCTGAAAAAATTTCATTATATGTAGCAAAACCTATGGATTTATTCATGACGGTTTCAAGACCGTTTGTATGGTTTTTGAATGTTGTATGTAATGGAATCTTGAAACTTTTAAGAGTTCCTGTAAGTACAGCTCGTGTTGTTCATACTATCGAAGATTTAGACTTACTTGTTGATACAAGTTATGATGAAGGTGTCCTAAACGAAACAGAAAAAGATATGATTCATAACGTATTTAAGTTTTCTGATTTAACCGCAAGAGAGGTTATGATTCCTCGTACTGATATGGTTTGTGTACCGTTAGATATGACACTTGATGAACTTAATAAAGTCGCAACTGAAAATCAGTATACAAGATATCCTGTTTATGATGGTGATATTGACCATATTACCGGTTTAATCCATGTTAAAGATTTATATTCTCTTGCTCTAAAAGATGAAGTTTGTCCTATTGAAAAAGTTCAACGCACAGTAATGCTTGTTCCTGAAACTATTACAATGGATAATTTGGTTAGAGAATTCAAGAAAAATAAAGGTCAAATGGCGATTGTTGTTGATGAATTCGGCGGAACATCCGGTATTATTACTTTGGAAGATGTTTTGGAAGAAATTTTCGGCGATGTTCAAGATGAATTTGATGAAGAAGCAGAATTCGATATAAGAGAAATTAAACCAAATCATTACTTAGCTAATGGAATGATGAGACTTGATGAATTGGCTAATTATTTCGATGTTCCGGCAGAAAGGCTGGAAGATGAAGATGTTGATACAATTGCTGGTCTTGTTGTTAAAGAGCTTGGACGATTGGCGCAATTAGATGATGTTGTAAAATACCACGAATTTGTTTTTACAGTTAAAGAAATTGATGGTGCAAGAATTACAAAACTTTTAATTGTTAAAGAAGAACCGGCAGAAAGCATTCAGGCAGAATAA